GCGTTGGCGCTGGCCCAAGCGTCGAAGGTGGCATGGCCCACCGAAAACAGCCCGCCGCCTCTGGCCTGACGTACAGGCGATTGGTGCTGGTTGACGGATCGTTGCAGTGACCTCAGGCGGTAACTGAGGGGCCCGCTCGCAAACTTCCGCCACGATCGGAACGGTTCGCGTAGATGGTGGTTAACGCCCGCTCGCGGGCGGAAACGCCCCACCATCCTGGCCTGCATCTCGCAGGCAAGCACCTGGACGCACGCATGACGATCGACCCCGACGAGGCGGTCGAGCGCGATGATCTCGCGCCGACCAAGCGACTGCACATCATCGCCGAACTTCTGGCCGAGGGCGTTCGCCGCCAGCGCGCCGACGCATGCCGCATGGGCGAGAATCCGCAGCATCAAGAAAGAGAGGCCGATGGACTTGAACCGTTTGAGCCGGTTCGCCTTGATCGTCCGCTTGGTTGACGCCTTGCGAACCGGAGAGTCCACATGCCCGATGACACCAACGCGACGGTCTTGGCTCTTGGCCGATTGACCGTGCCCGAATTGAAGCAGCGCTACGCCGAGGTCTTCGGCGAGCCCACGCGAACGAACCACAAGCAGTACCTCGTGAAACGGATCGTCTGGCGGATGCAGGCGCTCCGCGAGGGCGGCCTCTCTGAACGGGCACGCCGTCGGGCGGTCCAACTGGCCGACGACGCCGAAATCCGGCTGAGCGCCCCGAAAGCGCCGCTCAAGGGACCGGGCACGGTGATCACGGCGGCGTTCGATGGCGGACGCCCTGCCGCGTTCCCCAAACCGGGCAGCGTCATCCGCCGCGAATACAAAGGAAAGGTGATCGTCGTGCGGGTGCTGCCCCGCGGGTTTGGGTACGAGGGCGAGGTCTACCGCTCGCTCACGGCGATCGCCCAGAAGGTGACCGGGGCGCACTGGAACGGGGTCAGCTTCTTCGGGCTGCCGTCCGCACGGGGCCGGAAGGGATCGGAGGCGAACGGATGAGCAAGCGACCGGAGCCGAAGCCAACGACGCGGGTGCGGTGCGCCATCTACACCCGCAAGAGCACGCAGGACGGCCTTGAGCAGGAGTTCAACTCGCTCGACGCCCAACGGGAGAGCGCTGAGGCGTACATCGCCAGCCAGAAGGCGGAGGGGTGGCAGTGTCTCCCGGATCGGTATGACGACGGCGGATTCACGGGCGGAAACATGGACCGCCCCGCCGTTGCACGGTTGATGGCGGACATCGAAGCAGGCAAGGTGGACTGCGTGGTGGTCTACAAGGTGGACCGGCTCAGCCGCTCGCTAATCGACTTCGCCCGGATGATGGAGTTGTTCGAGCGGAAGAAGATTTCGTTCGTCTCTGTCACGCAGCAGTTCAACACCACGCAGTCGATGGGGCGGCTCACGCTCAACATCCTGCTCTCGTTCGCGCAGTTCGAGCGGGAAATCATCTCCGAGCGCACGCGGGACAAGATCGCGGCGGCGCGGCGGAAGGGCAAATGGTCGGGAGGCCGCTCCGTTCTCGGGTACGACGTGGACCCGGTCACGAAGAAGTTGGTGGTCAACGCCGACGAAGCGGAGTTGGTCCGCGAGATCTTCCGCATGTATCTGCAACGCCGGTCGCTCCTGGATGTGTGCCGCGAGTTGAACCGTCGCGGCCTCAAGACCAAGGCGGTCCAGACGCGGAAGGGCGCGGCGTACGGCGGGCGCGTATGGGACAAGCCCGCCGTGCTCAAGGTTCTCGCCAACATCCTCTATCGCGGGAAGGTGCGGTACAAGACCGAGACGTTTGCGGGCGAGCACGACGCCATCGTCGATGAGGCGCTCTGGACGAAGGTCCACGAGTTGCTGCGTTCCAACGGGCGCGCTGGCGGGATGCTTGTGCGGAACAAGTACGGCGCGCTGCTGAAGGGCCTCGTTCACTGCGGCCCGTGCGGCCTCACGATGGGGCACACCACGGCCAACAAGGGCAAGGACCGCGTCTACAGGTACTACGTCTGCTACAAGGCGCAGAAGCAGGGCTGGGACGCATGCCCGTGTCGGTCCCTTCCCGCCGAGCAGATCGAGGGCTTTGTGGTCGAGCAGATCAAGCGGATCGGCAAAGACCCGGCGCTGCTGTCGCTCACGCTCTCGAAGTGCCGCCAGCAGATCACGCAGCAGCGGGCCGAGGCCGAGCGCGAGTTGGGCGTGGTCGAGCGGGAACTCGGCCGCCTTCACGCCGACCTTGGCCGCACGGCCGGGGATGCTGCCACCGACGGGCACGCCGCCGCCCGTCTGGCCGACCTCCACCAAAAGGTCCAGGTGGCCGACGACCGAGTGGCCTCGCTCCGGCGCGAGATTGCGGACGCCGACGCGGGCCAGATCACGAAGGCCGAGGTCGATGCTGCGCTCGGTGAGTTCGACGGGGTCTGGTCGCGGCTGTCTCCGAAGGAGCAGGCCAAGCTCATGCGGATGCTGGTCCAGCGGGTGGACTACGACGCGACGAAGGGGTCGGTGTCGATCACGTTCCATCCGCTGGGCCTCCGGTCGATCGGCCAACACGAAAATCAGGAGGTGTCGGCATGACCGATGGTGTGACGCTCGATTTCACGGTCCACTTCACCACGGGGCGAACCGGCCAGCGGGTTCTGAACGCGGGAGAGAAACCGCCCTTGGCTCCCGCGCTCGACGGGCGCGTGCCGCGCCTCTCCAAGCTGATGGCGTTGGCGATTCGGTTCGACAACCTTGTCCGGCTCGGGGAGGTCGCGGACTTTGCCGACATCGCAGAACTGGGGCAGGTCACCCGCGCCAGGGTGAGCCAGATCGTGAACCTGCTGAATCTCGCTCCGGACATTCAGGAGGAAATTCTCTTCCTGCTGCCGGTTGCGGGTGACCGAGATGCCGTGTCCGAGCGTGAGGTCAGGAGCATCGCAGGGGAGCCGGACTGGGGTCGGCAGCGTGCCCGTTGGCGACAGGCCAAACGGGCCTGATTCCCCTGTACCAACGCCGTAAACTTGATCATCGGAACCCTGGTTCCGACCAGGAACCGCCGTGTCCGATGAGTAAGTGGATCGTTTTTATCACCGTCGTCCATGAAGAAGTCACCTTCAGCGCCGACCTGCGCTCCCAGGGCGAACGCTCCGTGGCGACCTATCCACTGCTCGCCGCGCCTTCTAGCGCCGTCGCCGAGCTTGTCGTCGTTCGGCTCAACCATCAGCACGGATTGCCGGAAGAGGCCGGGACGGACGACTGGCAGGAGTTCTCATTCAAGCTTGAGGCGGAACTAACGCCCCAAGAGGTGGCGATGGCTCTGGACCTGAATGATCCCGCGTACCCCAAGAACGGGCGGTACCCCTCCTGGCTTTCTGAGATGGTGACCGCCGCCAAGACCGCGATGGCCGACGTGGTCAAACATCGCGCCGCTTCACCGAAGCCTGATGAACCCGCGTACCTGTTCGTTGGATCGGGTGCGACGGCGACGCCATCGACTGTTTTCCATCGCGCAGGCACCGCCGGTGCTGCCACAACCCTTCGCGGATTGTTCGCCAAGGAGTACTCGGCAAACGGTTCGCCTGTGTTCAACTTCCAGGCTGCGGGCGCTCTGCCACCGGACGAACGCCTGTTGCTAGACGAGGCGATCGATGAGTTGGCGATGTACGACGACCCGGACCCTGGGGTCTATGACCCGCCAGCGTCGAAGGCCGTGCTTGAGCGGGCGCAGTATGCACGACGGGCGGATCGGTGGGAGGCAATGCTGGTCAGCAAGGCCGCTGCCGCCAGGGGCGTTGCGTCGGCGACCGACCGCGTGAACGATCTTCTCGGCGCTGTTGAGCGTCACCGTCTGATGTTCCTGTTCTGGGCGGCGGCTTGTCGGCGCAACCCGCTCGCGGTGAGGAGCCGTACCGGCATCAATGAACGCGTGCTGCGCGACGATGTTCCTGGTTGGAAAGAGATGGTCGAGGCGATAGACGCCGAAGGCGCGTTTCTCTGGACACACCGAAACGTGCTCGACCGCTACGCCCAGGAAGCCATTGGCATGTTCGGCCCGGGCGAGGGATCGCGGCCCGGTGAGCCCGACGAAAGCGGCCGCAATGTTCCTGTGGATGGCGGCACGTACCCGTACTGGTCGATCGACGAGGGCAGCACGAGCTATCTCGAACAGTCGAGCGACGCGATTCTTGAAGCATGCCGCTCATTGGCTGAAGCCGGGCAGCACGAGGCTGTCTTCGCGTTGGTGAAAGACGCAAGCGCCGCGGCGCGGCCTGAACATCACGACCGTTGGTACGCCAACGTTGTAGTGAAGTGGTCCTACCTCTCGGCGCTCGATTCACTCATCTCTCGCATCAAGGCGGTCCGTGTTGAGTTGGCGCTGCCGCCCCGCACCGAGAAGGCAGGGCCGTCCAATCCGGAGGTCGTCACGCCCGATCCCCAAAGCGTGGCCGACGTGGTAGTGCTGTTCATGGTCACCCGCGATCTCGTTCGGATCGGCCGCGACTACCCGGACGCGATGCCTGAGGCCGACCACAAGGCCTGGGTTGACGAGGTCACCGCCCACGCCAACCTGATCTTGAAGCGGCCCGGCTTCGAGAGCATCAAGAAGCTGATGAAGGAGCCAACGCTCCTGGAAATGGATGTCCCGGAGCGATTCGGCATGCTGATGTCTGCCGCGATGATGGCGCACCCAGCGATCGCAGCGCCTGCGGGAACGCCTGCCGAGATTCAGGCGGCGGTTGAGAAGGCGATGAGCGCCTGCCAGGAAACGGCGTCCCCGCACATCAAGGAACAGATGTCTCGGCTGGCACATCTCATGGTGGTGTCGTGCCGTTGTCCTACCGGCCCGGAAGTGAAGGACTTTGCCGCGCCCTCGCGGTTTCTTCAAATGCTCCATCGCTACTGGATGCTCGCCAGCGCGATGGTGCAAACACAGGCCACGATCCACGTCGGCTTCAACCCGCATCCGCTGTTGCATTTGATCGAGAACGTGCGTGATCGTCTCAGCACCTGCTTCTCGCATGTTCAGCACCTCGACGGCGCAGGTGAGGCGCAGAAGACATGCGACCAACTCGTTGGCATGCTCACGGAGGGCGACATCGACGACCTGTCGGCGGTGCCGGAGTGGACCAACGGCGAGCTTCAGAAGGTCGAGCGGTTCATCGCAAGGGCCAGGCTGAAGGTCGGTCCTCGCGTATTCAAGTTAACAGCCGCGGAAGAGTTCTTCATCAAACAGTCCGAGCAGCTCATTGCGGAGCACGAGAGACGCTGCCGAGCGGCATGGAAGCAGATGCTGGCCCGTGCAGACGCACAAGCGGCAGCCCGCAGGCCCGCCGACGGATCGCCGACAATGCCGTCTGGCTCTGGGACTGCGCCCCCGCCGACGGGCACGCCGGAGCAGCGAGTTGAGCGGATCGGTCCGCTCTTGTCCTCCCTCGTTGCTGTAGACAACGGCATCATGTCGCTGGGCGCGAGATTGCGCTCGCTGACCACGCGAGGCAATGCTGCGAACACTCACGCCCTTACCGTGATGGTGCAAGAGCAGCTTCACAAGTGGATTGACCCAATCGTTCAGCATCTGAAGGACGCCGAGTCCGCCAGCGACGGCGTCGGGCCGCATCTCGTGGGTCTCATCGCCGAGCCTGTCACCTGGGAGGTTGACACGCGGCTCGCGATCCGCACTCTCAAAGATCAACTTGTCGGACTCATCTACTCGAACGGTGGTGAGACCGAGGAGTCATTCGTCGTGGGTGCCGCGAGCACCCTGTGTGACAGAGGACAGCGACTTCAGGCGGCATTCGAGGCGCTCAAGGCGCAGTCGGTCTTTCAACAGTCGCATGCGAGTACCAACGGGACACAAGGTGCTCCGAAGGGGCCACTGCCTCCACTGGTCGTGCTCGGACGACCAGGAGATCCCTGCATCGTGAAGGGCAAGCAGAAGAAGGCCCTTACCGATGGCCAGCACGCCGTGGTGTCTGCTTTGCTCGCTGCGGGCGACGAGGGTCTCACGAAGGACGCCATTGAGGCCGTGCGATCAAGTGCGCGACGCATGCTGGAGGATCTCCGCAAGGACGCGGATTGGGCTGCGGTCATCATTATGCCGGGCCAGACCAACGGTCGCTACCGCGTCCGGTGCTGAGTTGACAGCGGCCCTGTCATATCCACCTTTGATCACCTCGACGTGCACGAACGTGCACCACCCACGCGCGGAAACTCTGGTCCTCATCGTGATGGTGCGATGACGAACCAAAAAGGCCGACGCCGTGATACCACGCCCCCGACCACCCGATCTGTTGCTCGCCGCTGACCGGAACGCGGAGCGCGGTCCGTAGCGGCCCGACACCTTGCACACCGACCTCTGCCGCGCCGAGACCGAGCATGATCGGTCGTCAGCAGCCGCGGCTCCAGTTTCGTAATCGCCCGTCAACCCCGACCGCTCTCAACGTGGCCCCGCGCCCCGGCGCTGTGGCTGCGCCCATGAAGGACTCGCCAGCATGCAAATCGACCCCAAAGACCTCCAGTTCGCCAACATGGTTGTCGCTTCGGAAGTGAAAGACCTCAGCCGTCGCGGTGTCATCCGTCGGGACGAAATCGAGAATTTCGCCAGTGAGCTCATGGCGAGGCTCTTGGCCGTCTGGGATACCTACGACCCGGTGCGAGCACCGCGCGAAGCGTTCATCAACATCGTCGTGAGCAGTCAGAGCGCCTCACTGCTCAGAGAGAAGCACGCCCAGAAGCGCCGGGGCACGACACAGTCGCTCGACGGTGTCGCCGATCTCCTCGTGGACAGGACAACCTCGGAAGGCAGACAGCAGCACATAATCAACCTACGGATCGACCTCGCAGGCGTCATACCTCTGCTGACGCCTCTCCAACGCCAACTTGTGGACCTCCTCCAGCGTGATGCCCTTGCCCCGATCGCGGAGCAGATGGGCATTCCTCGGCGCACGTTGCGGGATCAGTGCGCCCGCATCCGGGAGGTCTTCCGCGACGCCGGTCTTGAGGAGTACCTGTGAACACGCCCGCCACTCGCTTCCCCGTTCGCGTAGATGTGCTCAGGAGGCTCAATATGACCACCAAGGACGAACGCTCCGGTCGTTCGGTGTATCGCATCCAGTTCACCGCTCCTACCGACATGGGCGCGGTCGAAGACACACTGCTCCTGGCGATTCTCGCTGTCGGCTGCCTTCACGGCGAGGCGGCGGTGCGCCTTGAAGCGGGATACGCCATCAACGCCGACGAGCGTCTGGTGGTGCTCGACGCCGGTGCTCCGCTCGCGCTGGCCGTGGCGCGAGTGTTTGTGGGCATGTGCTCGCACGATCTCGGGGAGGACGCATTCCGCGTGCTCCGGAGCGAGGGCACAGTCCCGAGGGAGGTTGCTGCTGCACCGTGATAAACGAGTCCCCAGGCGACGCGGAGCCGCACCACCCGCCGACCGGCCGCGAGACATCCTGTTCCGCCAAGCCCCTTGATGTTGCGCGCATCCCAGTCGCGCTCCGCGAGCGTTCGCAGTGGGTCTGCTGGAAATACATCACCCGTGGCGGCAAGCAGGCCAAATGCCCCGTCAACGCTCGGGGCGGCGGGCGCGCCGACTCGACCGATCCGGCAACATGGGCGTCGTTCGATGATGCTGTCGCAGCATGGAAGTCGGGCGGGTACGCAGGGATCGGATATGTCTTCGCAGCAGACGATCCCTTCTGCGGTATCGACCTCGACGGGTGCATCGATGACGCCGGGGCCATCGTCCCGGCGGCGCGCGAAATCATAGATTCGCTGAACTCGTACACCGAAGTCTCGCCAAGCGGGCGCGGCGTCAAAGTGTTTATCGGTGGCCGGAAGCCCGAGGGGATCGGCTGCAAGTCGAAGGCCATCGTCGGGTTTAAGGAAACCGAGGTGTACGACCGGGAGCGGTTCTTTACCGTCACCGGCCAGCTTGTTGCTGACATGCCCGGCGGTGTCGCCGAGCAGCAGGCCGCACTCGACGCGCTCTGCATACGCCTTTGGCCCAAGAAGCAGAGGGCGCACCGTAACGGCACCATAGCGTCGGCGGGATTCGGCGGCGATGACGAATCCCTCATCCAGCGGGCGAGCGCCTCGAAGAACGGTGATCGCTTCGCCAAGCTCTGGGCGGGCGACACGTCCATGCATGGCGACGACGCCAGCGGAGCCGACCAAGCGCTGTGCAACTCTCTGGCGTTCTGGACCGGCAAGGACGCTGAACGCATGGACCGGCTGTTCCGGCGCTCGGGATTGTTCCGCGAGAAGTGGGACGAGAAGCGAGGTGCCCGTACCTACGGGCAGATGACCATCGACAAGGCCATCGCGGACTGCCAGGAGACGTACTCACCGCATCGCCGCGCCGCATCCGCTGGGTCGGCTGTCGGCGGTGAAGGCGACCCGGAAGCACCTGGCGGCGATGGTCTACTCGTTCCGCTCGGCCAGAAGGACCCGGCATCGGGCCGGTTGGTGTTGTCGCCGCGCCGCACTCTCCCCACCGCCGAGGCGTATGCGCGCGAGTTCAACCAGCACGTTGATGGCCGCACGCTGCACGGCTACGGCGGCTTGCTCATGGAATGGCGGGGCAACCGCTACTGCCAAGTCGAGGAGGAATGGCTCAAACAGCGGCTCCAGCCGTGGCTTCACAAGGCGCTGCGATATGTGCTCAACAAGCAAACCGGCGAGATGGAGTTGGTGGACTTCGAGTCCAATCCGACGACCGTCAAACAAACCCTCGACACGATCCGCGCGTACGTCCACCTTCCGGCTACGACGGTTTCCCCGTCATGGCTGGACGGGGGCAGGGACCGTCCGTCCGCGATCGAACTTCTGCCATGCAAATCGCTGAACCTGCACATCCCGACTGGCCGCATTCTCCCGCCGACACCGGCGCTGTTCACTATCAACGCGCTCGACTTCGACTACGACCCCAATCCAGAGCCCCCCGAGCGGTGGATCAAGTTCCTCGAGCAGTTGTTCGGAGACGATCTCGAATCCGTGGAGTTGCTCCAGGAATGGATGGGCTATTGCCTCACCGGCGACACCAGCCAGCAAAAGATGCTCCTTCTCGTGGGGCCGAGGCGTTCGGGCAAGGGCACGATCGGGCGCATCGTCACCCGCTTGGTCGGCGCGGGCAATGTCGTGGGACCGACGACCAGCAGCCTCGCCGGGAACTTCGGCCTCCAGCCCCTGATCGAGAAGTCTCTGGCCATCGTCAGCGACGCCCGCTTCGGCGGCGACAACGTCGGCACGGTGGTTGAACGGCTCCTGTGCATCTCCGGCGAAGACACCCTCACGATCGACAGGAAGTTCCTGGGCTCCGTCAGCATGAAACTGGCGACGCGGTTCATGTTCCTGACGAACGAATTGCCCCGGCTCAACGACGCCAGCACGGCTCTCGCCGGGCGTTTCCTCGTGCTTCGTCTGTCTCACACGTTCTATGGCAACGAGGATGTGACGCTGACCGACCAACTGCTGGCCGAGTTGCCCGGCATCCTCCTGTGGGCCATCGGGGGCTGGAAGCGTCTGCGGGCGCGCGGCAGGTTCGTACAACCCAAGAGCGGCGAGGACGCCATCCGCGACATGGAGGACCTGGCGTCGCCGGTCGGCGCCTTCATCCGTGATCGCTGCATCGTCGGCGTCGGGCATCGAGCGTGGGTGGATGATCTCTACAACGCATGGAAGGCGTGGTGCGAGCAGGACGGTCGCAATGCCGTCAGCACGAAGCAGGCGTTCGGGCGTGATCTCATGGCCGCCGCACCGGGGGTTGCACGCCGTCGCGGAACCGGCATGGTGGCCTTCTACGAGGGCATCGGTCTCCAGCGGGAGGTGCCGCCGGCATGACCGCTGCCCCGCACTGTCACGAACTGTCGCGTCAGTCGCCATCGCGGCGGACTCCACGCTGCGTGCGTGCGTGCGCAGGCGCGCCCGCGTGCGTAGGCATCAATGGGAACTGTCGCGTCAGTGCGCGGCAGTTCGCCTCAGTCATCCCCGCTTGCGGGCTCCGGTCCGTGGGCCACGACGTTGGCACGGGTTGCGGACGCGCCGACGGTTCGGACGCCTGCCCCGCTCCCGCACGGGCGGCCCACGGCCCAACGTCGCCCAACGGGTGCGGAGGGGGCGGATTGTGGGTAACTGGGGTAGGTAGGCGCGGGTTAGGTACTTCCCGAGGGGGGACCGGCCCCCTACGCCCGCGGGAACAGCCGCGCTTCCCGACTGAGTTTGTTTGCGCGTCCGAGCGCCGGGCGGGACCCCCGGGCGAGGCCGCGACGTGGGCCAACGTGGGCGAACGGCTGGCCAACGCGCAGGGCGTTTGGACGCTCGCCCGACGCCATTCCGACGCAGATCCGACAGCAAACCGACGGGTCCGGCCGCGCGTGCGGCGGGGCATGACGGAATCGCAATCGCCGCAAGGAGCGAGGCATGAAGATCGAGATGTGGCCGCTGGCCAACGTGAAGCCGTACGAGAAGAACCCGCGCAAGAACGAGGGCGCGGTCGATGCGGTCGCCAAGAGCATCCAGGAGTTCGGATTCCGCGTGCCGATCGTCGTCGATGGTGACGGCGTCGTTATCGCGGGGCATACCCGCCTCAAGGCCGCCGAGAAGCTCGGGCTCAAGCAGGTGCCTGTGCATGTCGCCCGCGAACTCAGCCCCGAGAAGGTGCGGGCGCTCCGCATCGCCGACAACAAACTTCACGAGTTGTCGTCGTGGGACATGGACCTGCTGCCCCTCGAACTGAGCGACCTCAAGAGCGCTGATTTCGATCTGTCGCTGCTGGGATTCAGCGACGAGGATCTGGCGGCAATCATGGCCCCGGCGGGGAATGACGGTCTGACCGATCCGGATGATGTGCCCGCCCCGCCCGACGCCGCGACGACGGTGCCCGGCGACATCTGGGTGCTGGGCAACCACCGCCTCATGTGCGGCGACAGCAGCAAGCCCGCGGACTTGGACCGCCTGCTCGACGGCCAGCCTATCCACCTGGTCAACACCGACCCGCCCTACAACGTGAAGGTCGAGCCGCGGAGCAACAACGCGATCGCGGCGGGGTTGTCGTCGTTCCAGGCGACCAACGCCAAGCCGCAGACGCACCACCAGAGCCTGGACCTCGCCCGCCATCCCGAGAAGGCCAAGCCGACAGGGAAGAAGCTCCGTGCCAAGGACCGCCCGCTGGCGAACGACTTCGTGTCCGACCAGGAGTTCGATCGCCTGCTCGCTACCTGGTTCGGCAACATCGCGCGCGTGCTCATTCCGGGCGGTGGGTTTTACATCTGGGGCGGCTACGCCAACTGCGCCAACTACCCGCCGGTGCTCAAGGCGATGGAGCTGTACTTCAGCCAGGCGGTGATCTGGATCAAGGAGCACCCGGTCCTGACCCGCAAGGACTTCATGGGCAATCACGAGTGGTGCTTTTACGGCTGGAAGGAGGGCGCTGCCCACCGCTTCTTCGGGCCCGCGAACGTGCCCGATACCTGGTCGGTCAAGAAGGTCAACCCGCAGAGCATGGTCCACCTGACGGAGAAGCCCGTAGAGCTCGCGCGGCGGGCCATCGAGTTCTCGTCGCGTCCTGGCGAGAACGTGCTCGACCTGTTCGGCGGGAGCGGCAGCACGCTCATCGGCGCGGAGATGACCGGGCGGCGGGCGTTCCTGATGGAGCTGGACCCGCTCTACTGCGATGTAATCGTGCAGCGATGGGAGAAGTTTACGGGCCGCAAGGCGGAGCGGCTGCCGGCGAACTCTGTGGCCGAAGAGAAAGCCCCGGCAATCGCCGAGGCGTGAGGAGGGGCACCGATGCGTTCAGGCGCTGGGGCCCTTCTCCCGAAGGGCGTGGAACTCGACCATCGCGTCCTCGTAGGGCGTCTTACCTGCGGCGGCGTGGTTACGGCCGCCCGCGGGAACGACCACGCTGCGCTCCTTGAGAAAGGCGAAGGCGACGGCCGCCTGCGTCCAGGGGATGTTGGCGGCGTGCCTGAGGTCCTCGAGGTTGAACGGGCTCGTGGCCTCGGCCACCGCATCGGCGACCGCCTCGAAGGCGTCCTCCGGGCACCGGTGCTGGTACGGCTCGCCCCTCATCGGCACGACGCTCCGAACCAGCGCCCGGGTCGCGTCGACGGCGAACGCCTCCGTCCGCTCGTTCGCGGGCGGCTCGTTGCAGGCCGCGACCGCGTGCTCCAGCGCGTCCCACTCCTCGGTGGTGAGCATCTGAACCTCGCGCGCGTCGAGCAGGCGCTCGGCCGCTTCGAGCAGCGCGTCGAGTTGGGCGCGGGTGGCCTGCATGGGTCATGCCTCCTTTCTCGGGTTGGGGTTATCGTCCTCAGGGTCGTACCGCAATGTCGCGGTGCCGTCCGGATTCAGCGTGGGCTGCTGGCCCTCCCACGGGCGCGGCTGCTCGTAGCAGCAGAGAAAGAGCACCGGCGCCGTGGCCTCACGCAGCGTCACGCGGTGGACCTTGTCAACATCCGCCTTCGCGCAAACACGCTGTTCGGCGTAGGCCGCGCTGAACCTGGGGCCATTGATGATGCCGACGACGACCTGCGCGTTGGGGTCGAGCCCCTGCAGCGCCTCGAACAACTCCTTGACGGTCAACATGGGTCAGGCCCCCTTCCCGGCCACGAACTGGCCCTTGTCGTGCTTCTTGAACCGAGCCTTGTCGCACTTGGCGGCGATCTCGCGGATGATGGCGGCATAGAGCGTCGCCTCGGGCGTCTTGCCGCCCGGGCTCTTCCAGAGGCCCTTGGCCTCCATCTCCGCGATCATCTCCTTGGCCCGCATTGGCTTGTCCGCGCCCGCGACCACCGTCGCCGCCGCGTCCAGGGCGCTGACGCGCTTGGGCTTCTTCTCCTTCGCGGGCTTCGGGGCCGTGGGCGTCTTCGGTGCCTTGTCGCCCTTGCCCTTCGCCTTCGCACCCTCGGCAGGCTTCCCGTCGAGCCGCTCCTTGATCTCGGCGAGCGCGGCCTTGCGGAGGCGCTCGCTGCGAGCGGCCCCCTCGGCGCGGGCGGCGCTCTTGGACATGCGGACGGGCTTCTTCGTGGTCTTCGTGCTCATGCTGTTCTCCAAACTACGGGTGTGGGATCCCGCCGCACGTTGCGGCGGGGAAGCGCGTCCGAGGCGGTGTCCCGCGTCGTCGCGTGCGGCTTACCTCCCGAAGATGTGCTCGGCGAGGCCAGCGGCGAGCAGTCCGACGATCGCCATGGCGGCGTCGGTCGTGGGCTTGCGGTCCCAGCCCCGGTCGAAGCAGGCAACCTCGCGGTGCGTGAAGTGCTCTTGAAGCCACAACTTGGAGATGCGGCTGTCGTCGAGCTCGAAGGCGGCGTCGGTCGCGTGCTCGGGGAAGACCAGCGCCTCGAACGCGTGCCCGGCGATGTTCCCCTTCACCCAGTTCCCGCCCGTCGCTCGTCCTTCGCGCTTCGTGATCTCCAGCGTGTCCAGAATCTCGCTGGGGTCCGTCGGCGTGGTCGGCACCGGCTTGCCGCTCGCGGCGGCGTGCCCGGCCTCGAAGGCGATGCGGATCGCTTCGCGGATGCTCGCGACCGAAAGGTCGTGGAAGTCGAGGGCGTCGCGCTTGCGGTCTTCGAGCGTCTCAAGCCCGAGCGCCTTGCGGACCTGCTCGGTCGCCGCCGCCATGTGGCTGGCCTTCGCTTCCCTTGCCTTCGTGCTGGTCTTCCTCTTCGCGTTCATGTTCGTGTTCTCCGTTGCGGGTTTCCGGCCCGCGTTGTGACACATGAAGCCATGACATCCGCGCACCGGCAAGGCGATTGCGCCAGGATTCGCCGTGAATCTCGCACTTCTGGCTACCTACGCGAAACTTGTGGGCAACTGGCGGCACATGTGTGTACGGGAGGTCCGCGATGACTCCCGAACACGCGCCTAGTCCCGGGCCATCACCGGGGATGTCCCGGCTCAACCCCGCCGCGCTGCCGGTGGCCGATGCGGCCCATGTGCTGACGCGGCTGGGCGCGAAGGCCGTGACGGAGGCGATGCTCCGCGACGACATCGCAGCAGGCGCGCCAACCAACGCGGACGGAACCATCAACCTCGTGCATTACGCCGCCTGGCTTGTGAAGGAGTTGTCCTCCGGTGGCGATTGACCCGCGCAAACTGAAGCCCGGCGAACTCGCCCGGCTGCTCAACAGCACGCCGCTCGGAGATGTGATCACCGAGCGGCAGCTCCATCGGCACCGCACGAGCGCCGGGTTCCGTGTCGCTGCGGAGGGAGACGCCGGTAAGGTCGATCTCTTCCGGTACGTCGCGTGGCTCGTGACGACGCGAAGGGAGGCCATCGCCGAGGCCGAGAAGGATGCCGGAGGGTTGACCGGGTACGAAGCGCTGAAGGAGCGCGCCCGCCAGCGCAATGCGACGCTCTCGCTTTCCGGGCGCGACATCGGGCAGATCCCCGAGGTCGCTGATGTCGGTCGGCGCGACCGGGCCGAGCGGGACTTCCGGTACTTCTGCGAGGCTTACTTCCCGCAGACGTTCCATCTCAAGTGGTCCGACGATCACCTCAAAGTCATCTCGAAGATCGAGCAGGCGGTGCTGGAGGGTGGGCTCTTTGCGATGGCGATGCCGCGCGGCTCGGGCAAGACATCGCTCTGCGAGACGGCGTGCCTGTGGGCGCTGCTCTATGGGCATCGTGAGTTCGTCGCCCTGATCGGTTCCGACGAGGAGCACGCCTCCAGCATGCTCGACAGCATCAAGGCCGAGCTTGAGAACAGCGAGATGCTCGCGGCCGATTTCCCCGAGGTGTGCCATCCCATCACGGCACTGGAGGGCATCCACCAGCGGGCGGCCGGGCAGTTGCACCTGGGCGAGCAGACCCATATCGGGTGGACGGCGAAGGAGATCGTGCTCCCGACCATCGCCGGCTCGCGCGCATCCGGCGCGATCATCCGCGTGGCCGGGATCACTGGGCGCATCCGTGGCATGAAGCACAAGCGGGCGGATGGGGCGAGCCTGCGTCCGTCGCTTGTGCTGATCGACGATCCGCAGACGGACGAGTCGGCTCGGTCTCCTTCACAGTGCGCCACGCGGGAGCGCATCCTGGCGGGCGCGATCCTCGGCCTCGGCGGGCCGGGCAAGAAGATCGCGGGCCTCATGACGCTGACCGTGGTGCGTCCGGACGACATGGCCGATCGCATCCTCGACCGGGACAAGCACCCGCAGTGGCAGGGCGAGCGCACGAAGATGGTGTATTCGTTCCCGGTGCGGGATGCGCTGTGGGCGCGGTACGCCGAGGTCCGAGCGGATGGCCTGCGTAACGACCGGGGCCTCGCGGAGGCGACGGCGTTCTATGAGCAACACCGCACGGCGATGGACGAGGGCGCTCGCGTCGCCTGGCCCGAGAGGTTCAACCACGATGAACGGTCGGCCATCCAGCACGCGATGAACCTCCGGCTCCAGGACGAGCACGCGTTCTTCGCGGAGTATCAGAACGAGCCCCTGCCCGAGGTTGCAGCCGACGACGATCTCCTGACTGCTGATCAGGTTGCCGCGAAGCTCAGCGGACATGCCCGCGCGGCAGTGCCGATCGGCTGCACCCGACTCACCATGTTCGTGGACGTGCAGGGCAAAGCGCTTTTCTACCTCGTGGCCGCCTGGGAAGACAACTTTACCGGGTACGTCATCGACTACGGGACCGAACCGGACCAGAAGGCTCCGTACTTCACGCTTCGCGACCTGCGCAAGACGCTTGGAACGGCAGCTCCCCGGGCGGGCGTTGAGGGGGCGATCTACGCGGGGCTAGAACGCCTCATCGACGCGACAGTTGCACGCGAGTGGCGGCGTGATGATGGTGCCATGCTCCGTATCGACCGCTGCCTTGTCGATGCCAACTGGGGATCGTCCACCGACCTGGTCTACCAGTTCTGCCGCCAGTCAGCGCACGCCAGCGTGCTCACGCCCAGTCACGGCCGATACGTCGGCGCATCGAGCATCCCATTCTCGGAGTACAAGCGCAAGCGCGGCGACCGTGTCGGGCTCAACTGGCGCATCCCGGTGGTGACCGGGAAGCGGGCCGTTCGCCATGTGATCTTTGACACGAACTACTGGAAGTCGTTCGCACACGCACGGCTCGCCGTTCCGATGGGTGATCCGGGATGCCTTTCGCTGTTCGGCAGCAAGCCGGAGCCGCATCGCCTGCTCTCCGAGCACCTGACCAGCGAGTACCGGGTGAAGACTGAGGGGCGCGGCCGGACTGTGGACGAATGGAAGCTCCGCGTCGAGGGTCTCGACAACCACTGGCTCGACTGCCTTGTGGGTTCCGCCGTCGCGGCGTCGATGCAAGGCGCGATTCTGTTCGGAACCGATCGGCTGGCCGTGGCGCGTCCGCGTGTCAAGCTGTCCGAGCTTCGGGGAGGGCGACGCTGATGCCCAGACCCAAGCGCGACATGCCCGCCCAGGGAGGCCAGAAGGTCGGCCTCGTGTGCAGAGAGTGCGGGTGCCAGCACTTCCGCGTGGTGTACCTGAAGCGTCGCCCCGGCGGAATCGTGGTGCGTCGGCGCGAGTGCCGCAACTGCGGACGGTGGACGCTCACCCGCGAGACGCAGGTTTAGTTCGATCTATCGACCGACCTCGACCCGCAGCCCGCCACATCGCGGAGGCTTCGCGTAGATGACTCATGGACGCACACGCCACTGCGTCACGGAGCATCGATGCCGGACCCCACCCCCGATCTTGAACAGGCGATCCGCGACAACGCGGCCGGTCCCGCCAAGGCGGCGGGCGATTCCGGCAGCGTGGAGCAGCATCCGATCCCGCATCAGATCGAGGCGGATCGGTACCTGGCCTCCAAAGAGGCGGCAAAGTCTCCGGCGAAGGCCCTGCGCCTGACGCGGCTGATTCCACCTGGCGCGGAGGGCGGATGATGCTGGGACTGTTCCGATTCAAGCCGACGCCGCCCAAGCCTGCCACGCCTGTGAAGGGCGGCTTCATTCGCCGGTTCATCCGAGCGGGGTTCGATTCCGCCGTTACCAATGACGCCAACCGCAAGCACTGGATCAACGCCGACGGCTTGAGCGCGGACGCTGCGGCGTCTCCTGAGGTACGCCGCACCCTCCGTAACCGCGCGCGGTATGAGGCCGCGAACAACTCCTACGCCAAGGGCATTGTCCTCACGCTCGCCAACGACGTGGTGGGCACCGGTCCTCGCCTGCAATTGCTCACCGACGACGACGGCGGGAACGAGCGTATCGAGCAGGCGTTCATGGCCTGGGCAAAGGCTATCAACCTGCCGGAGAAGCTCCGCACCATGCGGGCGTCCCGCGCTACCGACGGCGAAGTCTTTGCAGTGCTCGTGAGCAATCCGGGCCTGCCGACCCCCGTCAAGCTGGACATCCGTCTCATTGAAGCGGATCAGGTCGCCACGCCGGACCTGTCTTTCCTCAACGACGATGCCGTGGACGGCATCGTGTTTGATGACGCGGGCAACCCGTCGGAGTACCACATCCTGAAGGGGCATCCGGGCGATGCACGCACCGGCTTCCTCGGTTTGGAGTACGACCGCGTCCCCGCCGAGGCGGTCATTCACTACTTCCGGGCAGATCGTCCGGGCCAGAGCCGTGGCGTTCCTGACATCACACCAGCGCTCCCCCTCTTTGCGCAGCTGCGCCGGTTCACGCTCGCCGTGCTCGGCGCGGCCGAGACCGCCGCTGACTTTGCGGGCATCCTTTACACCGACGCGCCTGCCAACGGCGAGGCCGAGAGCGTTGAACCGCTCGATGCCATCGAGCTGGAGGCACGGTCGCTGCTCACCATGCCGGGCGGCTGGAAGATGGCGCAGGTCCAGGCCGAGCAGCCCTCGACCACCTACGCCGAGTTCAAACGCGAGATCCTCAACGAGATCGCCCGTTGCCTAAACATGCCGTTCAACGTCGCGGCGTGCAACTCCTCGGGGTACAACTACGCCTCGGGCCGCCTTGACCACCAGACGTACTTCAAGAGCATCCGCGTCGAGCAGGACCACATGGCGTGCGTCGTGCTCGATCGCCTGCTCGCGGCCTGGCTCCGTGAGGCAGTGATCGTCTCCGGCCTACTGCCCCTCCGCATCCGCACGCTCGTCGCCACCGGCGAGGGGCTATCGCACCAGTGGTTTTGGGATGGGAACGAGCACGTCGACCCCGCCAAGGAGGCGACGGCGCAACAGACGCGCCTGTCGTCGCACACCACCACGCTGGCCAGCGAGTACGCCAAGCAAGGCCGCGACTGGGAAAGCGAGCTGCGTCAGCGGGCCAAGGAGGTCGCGCTGATGAAGGAACTCGGGCTCGCGCCGGAGCGGACGCAGGCGCTTCAGCCTGCGGGCAAGGAGGGCGACGATGCCGAATGAGCGGCTGCTCAATCTCTGCGCTCCCGTTGAGGGGTGGATCGAGGCCGCCGCCGGCGAGGGCGGTGTTCCTGCGCTCCGCCGCTTCTCGATGACGGCATACACGGGCGGGGCGATGATGCTCGCGGGGTGGGCGCATCCTGTCGTGGTCGATCTGGCGGGACTTCAGGTCGCGGGCGGGACGAAGAGCCGACCCATTCTCAAGGACCACAACCGCTCCCTGATTGTGGGGCACACCGACGCGGTGCGCATAGAAGCGTCGCAACTGCTCGTGTCCGGCGTCATCTCCGGCGCGGGACCGGTGGCGCGGGAGATCATCGACAGCAGCCGCAACGGATTCCCGTGGCAGGCGTCGCTCGGCGCGATGGCGCAGCCGGGCGGGATGGAGTTCATTCCCAAGGGCAAGAAGGCGGTCGCCAACGGCCGCGAGTTCGAGGGGCCGGTCCACATCGCCCGCCGCAGTGTGCTGGGCGAGGTGAGTTTCGTGGCTCTCGGTGCAGACGACAACACGACCGCGAGCGTCGCGGCGGCAGCGATCAAGGAGGACGACATGACGTTCGATCAGTGGCTCACCGCGAAGGGCTTCGATGCCGCAACGCTCAGCGAAACCCAGAAGGCCATCCTTCAGGCGATGTTCGACGCGGAGCAGAAGGCGGACGCCGTCACCGCAACCGCCGTCGAGACGGACACCAGTCCCGACGACGTCATCGCGCGAATCCGCGCGGAGGCCACCACGGAGGCCAAGCGCATCGCCGACGTGCGTCGCGTCTGTGCCGCCGGAGGCGGCAAGCACGCGGAGATCGAGGCGAAGGCCATCTCCGAGGGATGGGACGTGACCAAGACCGAGCTCGCGGTGCTCCGCGCCGAGCGCCCGGCCCTGGCCTCGGGCGGGGTTCGCCGTGACGCGGACCCGGCCCAGGCGGGGCGCACCATCGAGGCGGCGCTGTGCCTTTCGGCGGGCATCCCCGAGTCTGCCGTCGCCAAGTGGTACGACCAGCGCACGATGAACGCGGCCGTGTCGGGCAACCTCAGCGGCGCGGGCATCCACAGCGTTCTGGCCTACGCGATCGAGGCGGCGGGCGGTTCGGCTCGCATGCACCGCGTGGACAACGACTTCATCCAGACCGCGTTCGAGGCGAACAAGGTGCTGCGCCAGCAGGAGCGCGAGATCCGTGCCTCAAGCGGGTTCACGACCATCTCGCTGTCGGGCATCCTCTCGAACGTCGCCAACAAGACCATGCTGGCGGCCTACACCGCCGTCGAGAGCGTGGTGGCGATGTTCTGCGCCGAGGCGGACGTGAGCGACTTCAAGGAGGTCACCCGCTACCGGCTCACCGGCACCGGAGTCTTTGAGAAGGTCGGCCCCGACGGCGAACTCAAGCACGCCGGGCTGTCCGAGCAGGCGTACACGAACAAGGTCGAGACGTTCGGCAAGATGTTCGCGCTGAACCGGCAGATGATGATCAACGACGACCTGGGTGCGTTCCTCCAGATCCCGCGCATCATCGGCCGCATGTCCGCCCTCAAGCGCGAGGAGGCGGTGTTCGAACTGCTGTTGGCGAACCCGGCCACGTTCTTCAGTGTCGGCAACAAGAACTTCATCTCCGGCGCGGCGACCAACCTCAGCATCGATTCGCTCACGCAGGCCGAGCAGGCGTTCCTCGACCAGACGGACACCGACGGCAAGCCCATCCTGCTGACCCCGTCGGTGCTCCTCGTGCCGTCGGCGCTGAAGGTCACAGCCCAGGTGCTTATGACCGAGACGCGGATCAACGAGACGACCACGACTGACAAGGGCAAGCCCGCCGTCAACCCGCACGCGGGCAAGTGGAAGCCAGTGGCGAGTCCCTACCTGAACGCCCAGGGGCTCGCAGGCGGAAGCGCGAAGGCGTGGTATTTGTTCGCCAATCCGGCGGACGTGGCTGCGATCGAGATCGCGTACCTGCGCGGCAAGCGCACCCCGACGATCGAGAGCGGCGACACCGATTTCAACCAGCTCGGGATGCAGTGGCGCGGCTATTTCGACTTCGGCGTCGCCATGCAGGATTCCCGTGCGGCCGTCAAGAGTAAGGGTGAGGTCTGATGGCTGACGAAGTGCCGATCGGCGGCGGGACCGGCGGCGAGGTCGAACCCGGTGGTCCCGCAGGAGGTTCATTCATGCCAGCGAAGTTCATTCAGGACGGTGCAGCGCTCGATTACACCCCGGTCGCGGACACACCCGCGGGCACGATCGTCGTGCAGAGCGAGATGGTCGGCGTCACCCGCGTGGACCTCAAGGCGGGCCAACTCGGCTCGCTGGCGGTCACCGGCGTCTTCGAGTTCCCCAAGGCTCTCGGCGTCGGCAGCGCCATCCCCATCGGCACGTTGACGTACTGGGACGCTGGAGGTCAGGTCGCGACCAAGAACGCGGCTGCCGGGGCCAACAAGCTCATCGGCAAGTGCATCAAGACCACCGTGGACGCGGACACGGTTGTTCGCGTGCGGATGTCGCAGTGATCGGAGGCTCCGGTGGGCGACCTGCTCGATCAGGGCTCCGCGTTCCTGGATGACCAGCGGCATCGGCACATGAGCCGGCCCGTGGTCTACCGACGGGGCGCGGAGGAGAAGGAAGTTCAGGCCACGATCGGCCGCACCGAGTTCGAGCAGGCGGATGACGCGGGTCTGATCCACCGGACGGAGTCACGGGACTTCCTGATCCGAACGACGGACCTGGACCTTGGCGCTGGACCGACGCTCCCGCGGGCGGGTGATCGGGTGCGTGAGATGGTCGGGACGCAGGTATTCGTGTACGAGGTCAATGCCCCCGGTGGGCAGCCGCCGTTCCGGTACAGCGACCCGTACCGCAGGGTTCTTCGGATTCACACCAAGCACATCGACACGGAGACGTGATGGCAGAGGGCAACGGACAGAACGGGACGAAAGCGCGGTGGGCAGGAGTGCTCGTCACGATCATCCTCGCCGCCGGCGCGATGACCATCCAGTGGGGCGTGGTCACCACCAAGCTCCAGCAGGTGGAGAAGCGGCTGGACGAGTTCATCGGCGAGGCACGTTCGATCCGCGCTGACTACCAGGCGATGGAACGCCGCGTGTCCTACCTCGAGGGCAAGGTGGCGGGCCTGAGCGCCGCGGCAGAGGCAGGGAGGGTGGGACGCCCATGAGCACCATCGCCGCCATCGCCGACGCCGTTGCCGCCCACGTCAACGCGGGGACGTTCTCCCAGCCGGTGAACGCCGTGCGGACGTACCAGCCCGCGTTCTCGCTGGAGGACCTGGCTGATCTGCGGGTGTCGGTCGTGCCCCGCACGGTGGGCATCGCGGCAGCCAGCCGCGACAGCAGCACGTTCGAGTGCGTCGTGGATGTCGGCGTGCAGAAGAAGCTGCCCGCGGAGGGTGAGCAATCCGCGATTGATGGACTGCTCGACCTCGTGGAAGAGCTCGCCGACCACCTGCGGCTGAAGCGCCTGCCGGATGCCCCCGAAGCGGCATGGGCGGGCATCGCGCACGAGCCAGTCGTGTCGAGCGAGTCATTGGAGCAGCACCGGGTGTTCACGAGCGTGTTGAGCGTCACGTACAGGGTTCGGAGGTAGCCGTGCGGAACGTCATCGTCATCACAGTCGATCTGGACAGCGAGGAAAAGCCGCTGTCAACGACGAAACTCGTGGCGACGTTCACGCTCACGGCGTCGCACAAGAACACACAGGACGCGACTCTGTCAGACGGCAAGGGTGGCGAAGTGCTGATGGCCCCCGGCGTGCAGTACGTGTTTGAGCGGGTCAACCTGGCGGACCTTCAGGTGCGGAGCAAGGCAGGCGAGACCATGTACGTTGTCGGCCACACGGCCGGGTAGAGCGAAGGAGTACGACGATGGCCATCAAACTCGGCATGGAAGCGAAGCTGCTCTACAAGGTCGGCGGGCAGGCCGGTGGCGGGGCATGGGTGGTTCTGGGCAACACCCGCGATGTCACACTCAACCTCGAAGCAGGCGAAGCCGACGTGACGACCCGCGCGAACAGCGGCTGGCGGGCCACCGTCGCCACGCTCAAAGAGGCGAGCGTTGAGTTCGAGATGGTGTGGGATACGGCGGATGCCGGGTTCACCGCCATCAAGAACGCGTTCTTCGGCAACGACCCCATCGGCTTCCAGATCCTCGACGAGACCAGCGGGCAGGGTCTGCAGGCGGACTTCTCCATCACCAACTTCTCGCGGAACGAGGCGCTGGAGGAGGCAATCACCGTTTCGGTCACCGCGAAGGTGACGTACTCGGCGACGGCGCCTTCATGGATTGGTGGCTGAGCCTGTCGGATCGCTGTCGGATTGGCGTCGGTTTCCTGTCGGGTCCTGATTCACGGAGGCACGGATGCGGTCATTCAAGGACAACCAAGGGCGGCAGTGGTCGGTCGAGATCAACGTCACCGCCATCAAGCGCGTGCGCGGCCTCACCGGCGAGGACCTCATGCAGGTCATCGAGGGGACACTGATCGAGAAGCTGATCCGCGACCCCGTCCTGCTGTGCGACGTGGTCTACGCGATCTGCAAGCCCGAGGCCGACAGCCGCAGCGTCTCGGATGAGGAGTTCGGCAAGGCGATGGCGGGCGACGCGATCGAAGCCGCGACGACGGCGGTGTTGGAGGAGCTCGTGGGTTTCTGCCCGAGCCCGAGGGACCGGGCCAACCTCGGGCGGGTGCTCCAGGCCACGCGGAGGGTGATGGATCGGGCGCGGGACCTGGTGGAGAAGAAGCTCGACAGCGGCGAACTGGACCGGCTGGCGGACCGTCTGCTGTCCGAGGGTGTGACTGCTGGAAGCTCGTCCACCAGTGCGCCGGAATCCTCGGCATCGACCCCGGCCCCCTGACACTCCGCGAGTTGGTGGCGATGCTCGACGGCAGGCAGCGCCACGACTGGTCGATCGCCTCCGCCGTCATGGCGCTCGTCGCCAACATCCACCGCGACCCCAAGCGATCCCGCCGACTCAACCCCAGCGACTTCGACCCCTTCGCCAAGCGCCAGCGACCCATCCGGGTCGGCGTGTCGGTCCTCAAGGACGTGTTCATCGACGGCAGGTTCCCCCCCATGCCGCAGGAGGCTCACGGATGAAGTTCCTCAGTTCGCTTTCCACCCGCCATTACGTCTACATCGTCGGCCTTCTGCTCATGGCGCTCGTGCTCACGTCGTGCGCAGGCTTTGATCTGGGCGACCTTGTGAAGGTCAAGACGCCCAACACCATCCAGCAGACCACGGGGCTGCCGTCCACGCTCAGCCTGAACGAGGCCGAGGTCGAGTACCAGAACTGGTTCAACCAGACGCAGACGACCGGTGCGCAGTGGAAGGGCAACATCGAGAAGGCCGGCGAACTCCGCGGCCTGTTCAGCCAGCTCACGCTGTCGGCCCTCGACACCGTCGGCCCCACCGTGGCGGGCCTTCCGGTCCTCGGCCCGGCGCTGCCGGCGCTCACCGGGATCGTCGGTCTGTTCATCGGCTCGGGCCGGCTCCGCAAGGAGAAGGAGGCGTCGTTCAACAAGGGCCTGGAGAAGGGCAGCGGCCTCGCTGGAGGCACGCCCGCGGGCGGGAGCGGCGTGTGATCACCATGCGGATCAAGGACATGTTCTTCGACCGCGCGGCGGTGGTCCGCGCCGTCGATGGTGCCAAGCGGAAGGTGCTCAGCAAGGCCGGCGCGTTCATCCGCACGGCGGCCCGCACGAGCATCCGCAAGCGCAAGGGCTCCGCGCCTGCAGGAAGGCCTCCCCACTCGCACGAGGGGAGCCTTCGACGGCTCATCCTCTTCGGGTACGACAAGGCGGCGGACTCCGTGGTCGTCGGCCCCGTGGGGTTCAAGAAGAGCGTCGCGCCCAACGTGCTGGAGTACGGCGGGGACACGGTTGTCCTCCGGCGCAGAGGCGGGCGTCTCACGTCGCAGAAGGTCAAGATCGCCGCGCGGCCGTACATGGCCCCGGCGCTGGAGAGGGAGCGGCCGAAGTTGCCGCTGCTGTGGCGGAACTCCATTCGGAAGGGAGCCTGATTAGTGGCCGACACGCGGGGCATCCGGGCTGGACGGGCGTTCGTCGAACTGGGCGTGAGCGACAAGCTCACGGCCGGGCTTCGCCGCGCCCAGAAGCAGCTCGAAGCCTTCGGGGCTGGCCTCAGGTCGGTGGGCACGCGGCTCGCCGGGATCGGCGCGACAGCGGTCGCGGCGCTGCTCGGTACGGCGAAGGCCTTCTCTGACACGGGCGACATGCTGGACAAGATGAGCCAGCGGACCGGCGTGAGCGTGGAGGCGCTGTCCGAGTTGGGGTTCGCGGCGGACCTCTCCGGCACGGACCTGGAGACGCTCGAGTCCGGGCTCCGCAACATGCAGCGGACACTAGCGGGCGCGGCACAGGGATCGGCATCCGCGGGCGACGCCCTCGGTCGGCTCGGGCTGAGCGCCGCCCAACTGGCTGGCCTCTCTCCGGACGAACAGTTCAAGGTCCTCGCGGAGCGCATCTCGCAGGTGCGCGACCCCGCCCTCCGCGCTGCCCTGGCGATGGAGGTCTTCGGCAAGGCCGGGACCAAGCTCCTGCCGCTCATGGCGGACGGCGCGGCGGGCATCGAGGCGATGCAGGAGGAGGCCCGGCGCCTTGGCCTCACCATCAGCACCGAAACCGCCCGCGACGCCGCCGCGCTGAACGATACCCTCGGCACCCTCTGGAAGGTGCTCAAGCAGGGCGTCTTCACCATCGGCGGCGCGCTCGCGCCCACGCTGAAGGATCTTGCCGAGCGGATCACCCGCATCGTCGTGAGCGTCACCACCTGGATCAAGGCAAACCGGGACACGGTCGTGTGGGCGCTCAAGATCGCCGCCGCCGTCGCCGTGGCGGGGGTTGCAATCGTCGCGCTGGGGTACATCGTCTCGGGCATTGGCGCGACGCTCGGCATCGTCGCGAGTGTGATCGGCGGCATCGGAACAGCATTCAGCCTGATCGGGGCCGCCATCGCGGCGATTCTGTCGCCGGTCGGGCTGGCGATCGCCGCGATCGTGGCGCTCGGGGGCGTGCTTCTTGTCACCACCGGAGTCGGCGGCGAGGCCCTCGTCTGGCTCGGCGAACAGTTCACGCGCCTGCGCGAGTGGGTGACCAAGGTCGTCGGCGGCATCTCGGACGCCCTGGCGGCGGGCGACATCGCGCTGGCGGCCGAGATCCTGTGGCTTTCGCTCAAGGTGGTCTGGCAGCAGGGCGTCGCCGCGCTCAACAAGGTTTGGCTGGAGGCCAAGGAGTTCTTCGTCTCCACTGCCTACAGCATGTGGTACGGGGCGCTGGCCGCCGCGGAAATCGTCTTCCACGCCCTCGAAGTCGCGTGGATCGAGACCACGGCGTTCCTCTCCAAGACCTGGACCAACTTCACCACCGGCTTCCAGCAGGTCTGGGAGTCGGCAACGTCGTGGGTCGCCAAGCGCATGCTGGAGATCCAGGGGCTGTTCGACTCCGGGCTCGACGTGGACGCCGCGAAGAGGGCCGTCGATGATCAACTTGAAACCCGTCTGGCGGAACTGGAAGGCGCGGCTCAGCGGCAGGTGGCTCAGCGCGAGGGACAGCGCGCGGCGGAGCGCGAGCAGGCCGCCGCCCTGCACGAGGCAACCCTTGCCGGTATTGGCCGCGACTTTGAAGAGGCCCAGGCCGCGCTCAAGGCGAACACGGAGGCGGGGCTCGCGGAGTCGCAGGCGGCGCTGGATGCAGCGAAGCAGAAGCTCGCCGACGCCATTGAGCAGGCCCGCCAGAAGCGGGAGGCGGCGGACGCCGAGCATGGGCCCGGCCGGACGCCGCGCGACCTGATGGCCGAGTTCGAGGACCGCCTCGCAGGGCTCGGCGAGGTCATCGGCAAAGGGATCAGCGTGCGGGGGACGTTCAACGCCCGCGCTGCACAGGGGCTCGAGTCCGACGGCGGGGCCGCCGAGCGCACCGCGCGGGCCACCGAGCAGACCGCCAAGCACACCAAGCGTCTGGCCGACGCCGCGCAGACCGGCGGGTTGACGTTCGCGTAAGGAGGGACGTTCGTGGCGATCACGGTGACGGAGAAGTTCGAGAGCCGCAAGTCCACCAAGGGCGACAACCCCTCGGCGGAACTGGTCTACACCGTGCGCGGGACCAACGACGACCTCGCGGCCCGCAACGCCGCCGAGACCACCAGCCCCGCGACCTATGACGGCCAGCCCCGGCAATCCACCTCGGTCGAGCCCGTCGGCGATGAGCTGTGGGAAGCCGTGGTCCGCTACGGGAAGGCCCAGGGCGGCTCGCTCCCCGAGCCCGGCGAGAGCATCTTCTCCTTCGACACCGGCGGCGGCACACAGCACATCACCCAGAGCAAGGAGACGGTTTCCTCGCATGCGCCCTCGGGCTCGTCGCCCCCGGACTTCGGCGGCGCGGTCGGAGTCACCGCCGACGGCGTCGAGGGCGTGGACATCACCGTGCCGGTGTTCCAGTTCTCCGAGACGCACTACTTCACCAACGACCAGGTGACGCCGTCGTACAAGGGCACGCTCTTCTCGCTCACCGGCAAGGTGAACGCCGGGGCGTTCAAGGGGTTCCAGGCGGGCGAGGTCCTGTTCCTCGGCGCATCGGGCGCGAGGCGCGGCACTGACCCCGACGACGACTGGGAGATCACCTTCCGGTTCGCGGCCAGCCCGAACGCGACCGGCATCTCGGTCGGCGACATCAGCGGCATCAGCAAGAAGGGGTGGGAGTACCTGTGGGTGCGGTACGCCGACCAGGAAGACACCGGATCGCACGCGATCGTGAAGCGCCCGGTCGCGGCGTATGTCGAGCGAGTGTACGACGAGGGCAACTTCGCAGGTCTTGGAATCTAAGCGATGGGCGACGTGTTCCGCAAAGTCCGATCGGGCCAACCGCTCCGCATCCCCGCGGCGGCGTACAACGCCTTTGTCGACGCGGCGGTCGATCTGCGCCGGCGAGAGCGCAACGCCACCGCCGGTCCTTCGGTGGAGCCCGCGCAGCGCGGGATCGTGTTGGTCCGCAACGACTCCGACGATGACATCGAGCCGTACCACGCGCTGGCCATCACCGGCGTGCTCGTGCAGCCCGACAACGAGGACCAGGAGCGGACGTTCCACAGCCGCACGCCCCTGACGGGCGAGATCGCCACCGAGGAATCCCCGTCGCTCTCGTTCGTGCTGGCGCTCCAGCCGATCAAGCCGGGCGACCTCGGGCGCTGCGTGCTCACGGGTGTCACGCCCGCGCGCGTCTTCATCACCAACGAGACGGACACGACCTGCGAGCTGGCTCCCGAGGAGACCATGCTGGCCAGCACGCCCATGGGCGGCATCCCGATCCTGTGGAAGGAAGAAGGCACCGGCGAGAAGTGGGCCGTGATCGAGATGGGTCAGCCTTCGCCCGGCCGCGTCACGGCAATCCTCGGCGCGGCCCAGCCCATTCCCACCGAAAACAACCGCTGGCGCTACCCGTGGGTTGAGGCCCGGATCGACGGCGATCCCGGCAGCGACACCTACCTCCGCTATGTCCCCGTGCCCGAGGGGCTGTCGTCGCAACTGGCCGGTGGCGGTGAGGACCCGACGCGGCTGGCCATCAACCGCTTCGAGGCGCATCACATGAACGACTTCGACCCGGGCTCCGGCTTTGGAGGGTTGCTCGGCCTGGGGCCGGTGTGCGAGTTGCCCGGCGTGCTTCCGAGGTGCCCGCCCGCGCGGTCGCTCAAGCCCAAGCTCGTGCCGATCCCCGAGGGGGTTTGCGTGCAGCTCACGTGCGAGCGCAATAGCAAGGGAAGGCCCGTGTGGGTGTTCGAGGCGATGAGCCTGATCGAGATCGCCGACCCGGCCGATGAGGACCGCAAGTTCAACATCTACATCGAGGGAGGCGCATGACTATGACCTCTCCGACCAAGCCCACACTGGATGCCCGCCGCGAGCACGAGCGGAAGAAGTACGTCGCGTTGGCCGCGCGGCCCGCCGCGCCGGGAACTGGGTACGGCGCGACCAACCACGGCGCAGCGGCTTTACTGCTGGTCCAGCGGCTGAAGCCCCGCTGCGTGGTGGACTTCGGGTGCGGGCGAAACGACTTCATCGGGGCGTTGCGGCGGATCGGCATTGACGGGCTCGGTATCGACTTCGCGTTCCCCGAGGCGGACCTCCCGCGGGCGATGCACAATACCGGACTGCTCGACGGCGTGGCCGACGTGGTGACAAGCTTCGATGCCCTGGAACACCTGCTTCCCGAGGACGTGGATGCGGTGCTCGCGGAAATGCGGCGGGTGGCACGCCCGCGGGCGCACTTCGTGTTCTCGATCTGCACGCGTCCGAGCCGGACGACCGTCGCCGGCGAAGGGCTGCATCCCACGGTGCGGCCGCTGGCGTGGTGGCTCGATCGCATCGGACAGGTCGGCACGGTAACGGCACCCAAGGCCGAGGGTCGGTACATCGTCGGTCGATTCGCTGCCAAGGAGGGCTGCGGCTGTGCGTGAGAACCAGTCGGACATCGCGGCACTCCAGGCGGGGCTCAAGGCGCGGAAGCCCGCGCGGGACGGCCTGCGCCTCTACACCGCCGATTTCGATTCGGTTTCGCTGGCGGGCTTCTACCGGGGTCGCTCGGCGTTCCTGATCCTGTCGGGGCCGTCGCTCACGCAGGTGGACCTGACACAGCTCAACAAGCGCGGCATCGTCACGATGGGGGTGAACAACTCCTGGTCCGTGCATCGCCCGACGCTCTGGACCTGCGTGGACGATCCGGGTCGCTTCATCGATACCGGCTGGAAGGACCCGGGCATCCTGAAGTTCGTGCCGACGTGCTGCGTGGACAAGCGGCTCCGCATCCAGAACCCCGACGGCACCATGCGCAACAGCGCGTTCCGCGTGCGGCAGATGCCGAGCGTCCTGTTCTTCCGCCGCGCCGACCACTTCGACCATGAGAGGTTCCTGACGGGCGACTCGGTCCCGTGGGGCAACGACGCCAAGCACGCGGACTCGCTCGGGATCACCGGCAAACGGAGCGTCATGCTCGTCGCCCTGCGCCTGCTGCATCACCTCGGGTTCGGTACGGTGTACCTGCTTGGGTGTGACTTCAAGATGGCGGCCGACCGCAGGTACGCCTTCGATGAGCACCGGGCACCCAACGCCATCCGCCACAATAACGTCCTGTACGACTCGCTGGCCCGCCGCTTCGAGGCCCTGCGACCGCACTTTGACAAGCACCGATTCCGCGTGAACAACTGCTCGCCGGGCAGCGAGCTCCAGGCATTCGACCGCATGGACTTCGATGCGGCGGTGAAGGCCGCGTCCGCCGAGTGCGGCAAGCCGGTGAGCACGGCGGGCTGGTACGAACCCAATCCGAAGCCGACCCCCCAGGAGGCCGCCCGATGAGCGACGGCCCCACCCGCTACTACTTATACATCCCCGTGTGGGCGACGGGCCGTCCGCCCACGGGTGGCGGGTCGAGCAACTACTCCACGCCGTCGGGCTCAACGCCCGAAAGCACCTACTCGACGCCGTCGAGCACGCCGAGCATGCCGCCGAGCTACTCGACCACCGGCGATGTCATCTACACGACCGGTCCCGGCGGAACGCCCACGCTCACGTTCTACACCACCGGCGCCTTCACGAGCAACACGTCGGGCACGACGCACACGCCGTCGAGCAGCGGCTCGAGCGATTCCATGTCTTCAGGCTCGTCGGGCTCTAGCAGCGGCACACCGACATCATCGTCGGGCAGCTCGTCTTCGGGGTCGATGTCGTCCAGTGGTTCGTCCTCGTCGGGTTCATCGTCGTCCGGATCGTCGTCGAGCGGGTCGGGATCTGGCTCTTCGAGCGGCTCGGGGTCGTCCGGGTCGGGCAGCAGCGGCATGAGCAGCGGGATGTCCAGCGGCGCATCGTCCGGAGCTAGCAGCGGTATGAGCTCCGGCGCATCGTCTGGCGGGTCAGGCGGCTCTAGCGGAGGCGGGTCCTCTGGCGGCGGCGGATCGAGCGGTGGTGGCTCCGGTCCCGGTGGTTCTGGCCCTGGCGGATCGGGTCCGGGCAGCAACTGCCTCCTCTTCGGCACCCTCGTGCGGCTCGAGGACGGCCGCCTGACGCCTATCGAGAACCTCAAGCCCGGCGACCGCGTGGCATCCATCCAGGTGCCCGGCCTTGAGGTCGATGTTCCCTACCGTGCTCAGTACAACTGGCTCTCGCACCACGGCCTTCACGGCGCGACGCCCATCGCGGCGCGCGTGGCCAGCATCCGCCTCGGCGAGCACCACGGCTTCATGGTGATCAACCGTCGCCTGAAGGCGACGCCCGAGCACCCATTCATGATCCGCCGCGGCGACGAGTGGGGCTTTGCATCCGCCGAGTTCATCCAGCCCGGCGACTTCCTGATCGACGAGCAGATGAACGAAGAGGAGGTCGAGTCGGTCATCCGCATCGACGCGCCAACCCGCACCGTCGCCATCCACATCCCTGGCACGAACACGCTCCTCGCCGAAGGCGTGTGGGTCCACAACGACATGCCGAATCAGACGGCAAATAGCAGTTCTGCTGCTACCAGCGCTTCCGGCTCGGGAAGCGGTTCGGCTCCGGAGTCCCAGTCAGGGAGCGGATCGATGTCTGGATCGACTAGCGGCACATCTAGCAGCGGATCGTCAGGCAGCAAGTCCAGCGGGTCGTCGTCGTTCTCGACCTCTGGGCCGATGTCCGGCTCATCTTCCTTGTCCGGGAGCACGCCGGGAAGCGGGAGCACGTCGAGTTCCGGCGGCGGGACCGGTACCTTCTCGATCTAACTAACAGCGATTCGCCCTCCCACGGCCCGGGATCAAGGGCGAGATCACGGTTGGTGCGACAATGAGACTTGACGCGAAAAGTACGATGACCTTCGCTGCTGCGGGGCATCGACCCGTCTCACGACCTCATCACGCTGCGACTCGCCATCAAGAGGAAGCGGCGGTCCGCCACGGCACGCCGTCGAGCTCCGCCAGCTCCCGCAGGTACCCGAAGCACCGCTCCTCGTGGAGGAAGCCGCCGATGCGGCGGTTGGGCGCGGCGAGGGAGAACTTGGCGAAGTTGCGGTGCTGGAAGACGCGGCGGCCGTCGAAATCGTGCTGGCACATGACCTTGCTGAGCGAGACGAGCGGGTGCCGGGTCATGGCGTAGGGGCGGCGGAGCTTGCGCCAGGCCATGTGGAACGTCTCCTTGTCGCCGTGCATGTGCCGGTAGAAGAACTCGCCGAACTCGTTCATCCACATCGTCACGGCGAGCGGCTTCCAGCACCGAACCTTGTCCACGACGATCTCCCCGCTCTCGAACTCAGGCTCGTCGCGGTACGGGACGCCCGTCACCCGCCAGATCGACCGGTGCGGGGCCAGCCGTTGGTAGTCGGGCCAGAAGATCGCTTCCCGCTTGCGGAACTCCGGCGTGTCGAAGAGGAAGGTCGGATCGACGATGGGGACGTTGTCGGCGTCCAGCATCAGCACCTCGCGGAACCGGCTGTGCATGATCGCGTAGGGTTTTAGGGACCATCCGTCGAGTCGGCGGACCGGATAATCCCGAAGGACGTCCAGAGCATCCACCGTGCGCACTCCCAGCGACTCAAGGAGCCGCCGCACCTGCTCGGGCATCTCCTCTGGACCCAAGTGCCACATCTCGACCGGCAGCGTGCACCCCACATGCCGGAGCATCCGGACGCACACCCACGCGCACGGAAGGTATATGGGGCCGCCCGCCGGGATGACGACTCCCCGGCCCTCGAACGCTTGGGTTGGTTCGTCCGGGCACAACGCCGCCGCAAGATCCATGTAGCCCGCCGCGTTCGCTTCGGTGAGTTGCACGCGGCTCCAGTCGATCGGTCGCGCGGATGTCGGCGCCGCCGGCGGCGACCAATGCGAGACTCGGACGCCTGCCACGTCGAAGGTTGCTCTGTGCCTCGATGTCAGCGCCGGCAACGCGTCCAAGCCGCAGGGTCCGCCGATCACCAGAACGTGCGCCGAACGCCCGGCCCCTTCCAGGATTGTCGTCATCGCGGGGAGCGAACATGCCTCGACTCGGCCACGGATGAGCACGGCGTCCGCGGGCGGGAGTTGGCTCGCCGCGACATCCATGTGATGGAAGAAGCAGTTGGCCGGCGTGTCGCGTCTCCGGCGGTTGGCTTCGACGATCGCCGGATCGCCGTCCAGGCCGATGTACTGCACCTCGTTCCAGTCGAGCCTCGGCACCGCGCGCCAGTCGCCGCAGGGAAGATCGAGCACGACGCGGAACTGATGGTCGCCAATGAACACACGCAGGAACTCATCTAGAGACCCGACTCCCCCCATCACGCTTGCTCTCTCGCCGGCCATCATGAGATCGCTCCGCCCGGTACACCCTGCGTGCGAACTTGCCCGTCAAGGCAGGTCTCGATCGCCGCGATGACCTCAACCGGCCGGATCAACGCCATGCATCGCC